TATTACAAGTGGCGGTAATGTAGGTATAGGAACAGATGTTCCTCAAACTTATGGCTCATTCGCCGTTCGTAAGGCAACTTCTATTTCAGGCTCAAATGTGTCAGCTAGTTTTTCGGATGCAGCAAATTCAACATTTGACATTAGACACGGAGTAGGAGGTTCAGGCAATGTTGTTGACCTTTCTGCTCAAGGTGGAGCTTTAACCTTTAGTGCAGGTAGTGCCGAAAGAATGCGTATTACAAGTGCTGGTCAAGTTATTATAAATGGAGCTCCTGCTGCTGATTGGGCACAAGTAATTTACGGAAATACTACATCTTCTCAATCTTATGGCTTATTTATTAAAGCTGGTACAACTACTTCTGACGTACCATTTCAAATACAAAACACAAGCGGAACAACTATATTTAGAATGAGAGGTGGAGATTTTTATACTCAAATACAAGGTGTTTATAATAATACATCTGCAACTGCAAACTATGTTGTAGTTACAAGTGACGGTGGAATGCAAAGATTTGTTGCATCATCTCAAAAGTATAAAGAAGAAATACTTGATTGGAATGGTAGTGGATTAAATACAATATTAGCACTTAAACCAAAAACATTCAAATACAAAAAAGAGTATTATAATAAAGCAGATGTTGACTTTTTAGGTTTAATAGCTGAAGAAGTTGCAGAAGTTTCTCCTTATTTAGCAGATTATGCAAATGAAGATAGAACTGGTGATGTAGAAAACGTAAGATACGCAACAATAGTAGTTCCTTTAATTAAAGCAATTCAAGAACAACAAGCTCAAATAGAAGAACTATCTAATAGATTAATCAAACTAGAAAACAAATAAAATGAAAACAATACAACCAGTGGTATTTCCACTAAATTTAGGAACTGCAACAATTTTAAATGCTTATTGCATAAATGACAATTTAACAAATTGTGCTACTTTTTACTATTCACTATTAACTGATAGTCAAAGTCAATTAAAAGAAGGAAATTTAACTATGATTGGGGAAGACTATGATGGTTGGTCTACAAATGATTATGCTTATAATTGGGTAGCAACTCAAATAGATGTTACAATTACAGGCGATTATGTGCCTCCTGTTGTTGAGCCAATAGTTGAGACTCCAATAGTAAGCGAAGAAATTATAACGGAATAATCTTATATTTGTAAAAAATCAATATTATGATAACAATTAACGAACAACAAATCAAAGATTTAGAAGCATTTATCAACACTATCCCAACTGCTTATGGTTTACCATTATTGCAGTTCTTAGGTAAATTAAATGCAGAACAAAATCCTCCAATAGAGGAAGCAAAAGAAGTATAATGACTCCACATAGCAATCAAGCCGACTTTGGAATGGTACTAAGTATCACAAGTGCTGCAATAAGCATCGCAAGTATTCAACCTCTTGTAACATTCTTTGGTAGTTTGGTTGCTATTGCATCTGGACTTTTCGCTATTAGATATTATTGGAAAGCAGCTAAAAAGTTTAAGTAATGAGAGACATTGTAATTACTTTAGTGATTGCAGTAGTTCTTATCTTCATTTTTAACGGAAGGTACAACGGAAACGAACCTACAATAGTAACTCACATAGATACTATTTATAAGCACGACATAACAAAGAAATATATTAAAGGGGATTCTATCCCTTTTGTCGTTTTAGGTATTGATACGACCATTGTACACGATACTGTACGTATAGTTCAAGATTATGCGTACGTACGAGCCTATTCGGACACTATAAAGATAGATTCAAGTACTTTTATTATAAACGATACCATCTCCAAAAACAAGATATTAAATAGGGGATTTTATGCCGATATAAGTCAAAAAACGATAAAAGTAGAAACCATTAGGACAACACCATCCAAAAATGAGCTTTATTGGGGTATATTAGCCGATTTAAGGGCAATTGACAATAAAGTGGGCGTAGGAGTTGGTTTAGCTTTTAAAACCTCTAAAAAGGGCTTATTTACAATATCGGCAACTACTAATCAATATTCAATCGGATTTTACACTAAATTCTAATGAAACTACCTGTATCATATAAAGAGTTCGTTAAGCAACCCATTGTGGCTACTTTATTCATTGTATTATGTGGAATATCGGCTTTGTATGTTGATGTAAGGTCAACCTTTCAAGACCAAGCAAAGGCACAAAATGTAAGAATAGAAAAGGTAGAGAATAGATTAGATTTAGTACAAAACGCATTAAGGAAATCGGATTCATTGAGTGCAGTTTCTACTACTAAACTTCAGGTGCTAACTGACCTTAAAATGATACCAAAATAATGAGGTATTTATTATTCATATTTTTGTATGGTTGTAGTTTGACTGCTCAAGAGCCAAGTAAAGAACAAAAGATAGATAACGAGTTTCAATTATTGCTTAATAAAGTAAATGAAAACAATGTTAATTCATCTTTAGTTCAAAAAGAGGCATCTAAAAAAGAAAAGAAAATAATTACTAATACGATAAATAATATTAACAATTTAAAAACTGAATTAAGTGAGGTTAAAGCTAGGTTGGATTCTATTGCTATTGATACTGGAAGTTCATTCAGCTTATTGCCAATACCCAAGAAGTAAAAGAATAGGAAACGATTCGGTAATAATAATAACTATTGACCAAGCAAACAACATAAACAACCTATACAAGAACTACAACGATTCAATTGTTAAATTAAATGATTCAATAATCAATTCAAACTTAAACTATGCAAAACTTAATAAAAAAATATTTGAGAAAACTGATTCTATCTATCTATGGAAAGTTAGGTATGAAGCTGCAAGAGAACTTACCAATTATAGAACCCAAGACCACGAAAAAACCGACCAAGCAAAAGAAATAGGGAAATATCTTTTAATCTTTATAATCATTTTACAATTTATAAAACTTTAAATATGGAATGGATAAAAAATTTACTTAGTGATGAAAGAGGAAGCATAAGCACTAAGAGAGTGATTGCTTTATTAAGTGCTTTATTTCTTTGTATTACTTTAATAGCTAATTCATTTAGTCATTTAGAAATAGCACCTAGTGATAAATTAGTAGATGCAGTAATGGTAATTTGTATTGCTGCAATGGGAACTACAACAATAGATAAATTCTCAAAATGAAACAAAAAGCAATCCTTAGAGTAGCCTTAGTGCTTTGGTTTGTATTATTAATATTCTTTATAATGGCAAGTTATGTTAAGTAAAAAAGCAATAGACCTTATTATCCAGTTTGAGGTAGGAGGTAGAGCATACTATGATAAGAAATTACAAAGCCCTATTTGGGCAGGTGGCGAATCAGGAATAACTATTGGGATGGGCTATGATTGTGGTTTTGTAAACGAAAAGCAGTTCTTTCAAGACTGGGGTAATATGCTTACACCTAACTTCTTAGAGCCATTGAGAAAGACTATTGGACTTAAAGGCATACAAGCTAAGCAAATGCTAAGAGGAGAATTGATGCAAGTTAAAATCTCATACAATACGGCATACGAAGTTTTCGTTAAGTGTTCAGTACCTAAGTATTTTAAGATGACTAAGAAGATATATCCAGAACTAGAATTATTAAATGAGGATACTCAGGGTGCGTTAGTTTCTATGGTTTACAATAGAGGAAACAAGCTAGAAGGGGATTCTAGGATTGAGATGAAGCGAATAGTAGAAATGGTTAAGAACAAGAACTATGAAGGAATAGCAGAGGAGATAGAGAGCAGTAAGAGACATTGGGAAGGCAAAGGATTAGATGGTTTAGTAGTGAGAAGGGAAGCAGAGGCAGACTTGATTCGTGATTCGTTAGCATAACAAAAACCTAAAATATGGCAACTCCACAACTGCGTACAAAACGCAGGAGACTTTTCTTTGATATAGAAACAAGTCCAAACATCGGATTGTTCTGGGAGGCTGGATATAAAAAGAACATAGATTACTCAAACATTATTCAAGAACGAGCAATCATTTGCATTTGCTACAAGTGGGAAGATGAAAAAGAAGTTTACTCTTTACAATGGGATTCTAAGCAGAATGATAAGACAATGCTTCTTAAATTTATTGAGGTGGCAAATCTATCTACGGAAATGGTTGGACACAATGGCGACAAATTTGACTTAGCTTGGATTAGGACCAGATGTTTATTTCATCATATCCCAATGTTTCCTAAGTATTTAACCATTGATACTTTAAAGGTAGCAAGACAAAAGTTTAGATTCAATTCAAATAGACTTAATTACATAGCAGATTTTTTAGGCTTAGGTCAAAAGATAAAGACCGAATATTCATTGTGGAAAGACATTCTTTTACACAAGGATAAAATTGCTATGGAAAAGATGATTAAGTATTGCAAAAAGGATGTTATTTTGCTAGAGAAAGTATTTGCAGAATTAAAGAATCATATAGAGCCTAAGACACATTACGGAGTTGTTTTTGGCGAGGATAGAGGAACTTGCCCTGAGTGTGGAAGTGATGATTTAATAAAAAATAATAAAGTAGTAACTGCTACTGGATTAACAAGGATTCAATATAGATGTAATACTTGCTACAAATATCATAGTAAAACCGATAAATAAAATGAAAATGCCTAAGAATTGGAATAAACTTAATTTAAGCGAACAAGAAAGCTGGTTAGTAAAGAAGTATCAAGAAATGATTAGCGAAGTAGAATCAGTATCTAAGATGTTAGCCAAGATAAGAGGTGGCAATAGAATCGTAGTAAAGGAGATTGAAAGACCAGATGAAGCCTTGCTGAAAGCGTGAGAATCAAAATTATATATCGTAAACTTGGTAAGGAACAGGCTTACGGCATATCCTCTAGTGATGGCGTAATAGAGATTGATGAAAGGCTGCGTGGCAAAAAGGCAATGGAAATTTTAATACATGAGCTGCTCCATCTCACAAATCCTAAAGATGATGAAAAAACCATAATTCGCAAAAGTGTAACTTTGACTAAAGTCTTGTGGAAAGAAGGGTACAGGAAAATAGATGATACTATTGACTTGCCTTTACAAGATGGGTCAATTTAGGTTGTTTTTTCTTGGTTCATAACGGTTCTCCCTAGCCCTAAAAAGCTGGGGAGTTTTGCTTATATTTGTAAATAGATATACTAATGGTTTAGCGGGGACTTGTTTCTACTTGTCCCCCCTTTTTTTGCCCTTTAGTCAAGTTATAACTTTACTTATTTGCGTAGTACTACTACTAACAATTAACAAATTTTGTTACAAGTCTATATAAATCAGTAACATATATACCCTAATTCTGTTACAATATTTTACATATTGTACCTAAAACATTGTACAATGTTCCCAATTTGGTTACAAGTTCTCTAATAGTAAACTTTATCAATCACAAAAGTTACCTAATAAAGCAACTTTGAGCCGTAAATGACTGATAATCGGCTCATTTTAGACTAATAAAAAGAAATTTAAATAATTTTTTGTTTGTATTGTAATTGTTTGTATCTTTGTTGAAACAAAACCAAATTAGTATGAAACAATCAATTTTAGATTTAGTATTACAATCAGACAAAGTTCAGAATACCATTGAACAATATAAGCAATGGGGATTTACTTTGGATTTAGGAAACATTACCGATGTATGCGTTTTCGGACTTTCTAAAGATGCATTTAAAAATGCTCGTGGTGCTGAATTGACATTTTATTTTGATAATTGCAAATCTATTGATGCTAATGGTTCTTATTCTGAACCTAAAGAATTTTCTTTATCTATTGGGTATAAAACACCTAAAGGATATTTTTCAACTAAAATGATTCCTGTAACAGTTGTAGATACACAAAATGTAACTGAATCAGAAGTTGAGCAGTTGCTTGAATTTTATACTGATGCTAAAGTAAATAGCTTTGACCCATTTTGGCACGAGAATCAAGCTAAAACTAAAAATGCAGCAGCTTGGAACTATATAGCAGCAAACTTTATTACTGACCCTTATTGCACAAGATAATTAACCATAAAAACCAAAGTATGAAAACACTATTAAGCCTCAACACAAATTTCTATCCCTACAATGGAAACTTTATCCCACAAGCTGGGGACAACATTTTCTTAGACTATTCAATAGAAGATACTAAGTTCTTCGTAGTCAAGTTTAGGACTATTGACCTAGCCAACAATCAAATTATTATCTCAATTGAAAAAATCTAAATTATGACAGACCAACAAAACAAGAATTTTCAGGCAATCGTTATTTTAATCTTTGTCTTTATTGTAACAGGAATCTTACAAAACATTTAAACCAAAATATGAAAGTAGAAAAAAAAGAAGTAGTCTGCATCCGACTGCCAGAATCAATTAAAAAGAAAGTAGATGCCGAAGCTAAAAAAATGTATTTAGCACCAAGCAAATTAGTATCAATTATCGTACAAAAATATTACGAATCTAAAAACTAAACTATGCAACCATTAATCTATCAAGGAAAACAACTTAAACTACACCAGAGAGCAACTTGCCTCTTAGAACTATTAAAGAAGGCTCAAGCAAGGCAATCTAGTATTGAATCAGACCTAACTAAATGGAGAGGAGCAACTTGGGATAATCCTATCAAACTAATGAATAAATACGAGGATGACTATCTTATTAAGATTGCTAGAATGAATCAAGTGCAAAAGAGAATATTAAAGTCTTATCACTTTTTGATACTAGACCTGTACGAGATTACCGAAGATTTTATGTTACCTATTAACCTTTTACATTTTTAAATATGAGTTACATAGACAATAGCAAGTTCCAATTGCAAAGAGAAATATACATTCTAGAGGTAGAGAATGAGATGCTGAGAAACCAAATTATTAAACTTAAAATAGAAAAGAATGAACTACTGGTCAATACCAAGTCAAAAGGAGAGCAGACTGACAACGAAGGAAATGATAAAGTATTCTGAAACAATTATAGATAAGATTGCAGAATATTACAAGATATTACCTAAGGATATAAAAGGCAAAAGCAGGAAAAGGCATTTTGTTAAGGCTAGATTTATAGCAATGTATTGTATAAAAAATAACACAACTTTAACATTAAAGGCAATTGCAGATATGGTAGGCAGAGACCACACTACAATTATCCACTCTTTAAAGACTATACAAAACACTTTAGACTTACATTATGATACTGATTTAAAGGATGAATTAAACGAAATAAAAAGATTAATATAAATTTTTGTTATTCACAAAATAGTCTTATTTTTAATTATTATTTACCAAAAAACCATAGTATGATTAACTTACAAACAAACTCACTTATTAACATTTACAAGGCTTTAGCATCCTTTCAACAGGATTGCCCTGTAATTCACAAGGGAACAACTGGGCATAATTACACTTATGCAGACTTCCCTACAATTCTTGAAGTAATAAATCCGATACTCAAGAAGCACAATCTAGGATTTACCCAGCTTCTTATTGAGGATGGATTAAAGACAGTTATCTTTCACACTATTAGTGGAGAATCAATTGAGTCTAATGCAACGATTCCACAAATTACTCTTAGGGGTATGAATGAGTATCAATCATTCGGTAGTGGGATAACCTATTATAGGAGATATGCTTTAAGTGCTGCTCTTGGCTTAGTAACTGATAAAGATACAGATGCCTCTGGAGAGAAAACTGCCTCAGTATTTATTAAGAAACACAAGTCAATACTTGATTTAACATTAGCTATTGATATGTGCGAAACCTTAAACGAATTATCTAAACTGCATTCTTTGAATAAGGATTTAATGAATGAAGGAATTACTGCATTATTTACATCTAAAAAATCAAGATTATGATTGACCTAAAACTAATAAAACTAAGAGATTTAGTTTCTTATTGGGAATGGAAACATAGTGCTTGTCATAAGTTTTGGATAAATGAAACCTATCAAGAACTTGTAAAGGCAAGACAAAACCTAAAAGAATATAAGTCTAAGCATTACCCATCAACTCCATTATTAACCCAGCCTAAGCCATTTTCAAGGATGGATACTTGGACTGAACAATACGAAAACTATGAATGAATTTCCTAGCATTGACTTAATGATAGGTCAATTAAATAAATCAATTAAGGATATTGAAGCTACATCTATTTCAAGCGAAAATTATGTATTAAGAACATTAAACGCAGCTTTAAGATTAGCTTTAGATATTAAGAATGAGGAAATGAATTATTTTATAACTAAAAACAATTAATATGGCTATAAGTACTTGCTGCGGAGCAGAAACCGATATGGATGAAATAGGAATTTGTCCTGAATGTTTAGAGCATTGCGACTGGGAGGAAGAAGATGAAGAAGAAATCGCAAAGGATATAGATGCAGAAAACCAAATTGAAAAAGAACAAATTAATAAACAAAACAAATAAAAATGGAAAAGAAACAAAACTATGGTGCTTGGAAAAAAACAACATCAAAAGGCGAAGTAATTGAATTTACGATTGAGGACAAACGCTACTCAATGTGGTTAAATCAATACAAGAAGCCAGAATCAAAAGAACCAGATTACAAGATTTACCCTAATGATTACAAGCCTAAAGCAGAAAGTAAGATGGAGTACGCAACTCCAGTAAACCAACAAGAAAGCGAAGATGATTTGCCGTTTTAATTAACTATCTAAAAACAAAAACTATGAGCCAAAACAAACAAATTGCAGACTACCTAAATAAAGGTAAAAAGCTAACTACTCTTGATGCCTTAAATAAATTCGGATGCTTTAGGTTAGCATCACGAATAAACGATTTAAGGAATGATGGAATGAATATAAAAACAAAGATTATCAAGCTAGAGAATAAGAAGCAGATTGCACAATATTCGTTAAAATAGCTTATCTTTGTAGCAGGATGTCGTTTATCCTATTAAGAACTTATTGCCCTTGCGATGAACTACCAAAACGACTGGTAGGGATTCAATGGGGCTTTTTTATTTTATGAATTTATATTTATTTAAAAATGAAAACATTAGTATTAAAGAAAATGAATGGAAAACTCCCAATACTTATGGGAATAATTTTAGTTCAGTTCCTAAAACTTGTGGTGTTTATTTATTAGTAGTATTTAACAATCTACTTGAGAAAAACAATTTACAAATTGAGCCTACTATTTTATATGTAGGTTCAAGTATTAATCTTCAACAAAGAAGGGAAAAGCACGAAGTTAAAAGGCATTTGCAAAAGTTATATGATTATATCTATTTCTATTTTAAGGAAACAGATAATTATAAAAACTATGAAATTGAATTAATTAAAAATATTCATCCAAAATTTAATACTCAACACAATGGCTAAAAGATTTACTGATACAGAAAAGTGGAAAAAGCCATTTATTAGGAACTTAAAAGCATCTTATAAACTACTTTGGTTATATGTATGTGATGACTGCGACCATTCAGGGATATGGCAAGTTGATATAGAAGTTGCTGAAATTAGGATAGGCGAAAAATTAGATGGTAAAAAAGCCATTGAACTTTTTGGAGATAAAATCATTCCTTTAGATAATGGTGCTAAATGGTTTATTCCTTCTTTTATAGAGTTCCAATATCCTTCTGGATTGAACGAAAATAACAAAGCACATATCGGAATTATTAAAAACTTAGAAAGGTACAAAGATGAAATTGCCAACTTTAAGCCCCTTGAAAGCCCCTTGCAAGGTGCTATGGATATGGTTATGGATATGGTAATGGTTAAGGATAAGGTTAAGGAAATGGTAATACTACCTTTTGAATCAGAAAACTTTATAAAATATTGGACATTTTGGAAGGATTTTAAGAATAAACAATTTAATTTCAAGTTCAAGACTGCTCAATCGGAACAATCAGCATTAAATGATTTGGTTAATTTATCAGATGGGTATGAAGAAACTGCCATTAAAATAATAGAGCAATCTATGGCTAAAGGATGGAAAGGATTATTTAAACTAAAAAACGAATCTAATGAATCAGGAACTTATACAAATAACGCAAAACTTAGTTATCCAGAAAGAGAATGGGAACGACTTAAAAATCTTGGATAAAGATGAACTAAAGGTTTATAAGGCTATGGAATCTATGCACATTGGTAAATGCTCAAGAATAGAGGTAACCGAGCATCTAAAGACTTGTATTGCTTTGAGTGGTATGCAAGTACCAACAAATCAAATATTTAATCTATGCGTTTCATTTACAATAGAATCATACGGACAATATAAACTAAAGGAACTGGGAGTAGCATTTAAGATGTTTGCTGAGGATAAATTCACTATTGGTAATCATATAAACTTTTCTCCTAAGTTAATTGGGGAGGTAATGAATGCATATAAGAAGATAGCAGTACAAGTAAGAAACAAAACAATTGAAGAACCTAAACAAATAGTTATGCAAGTAGATGAAGAACAAGTAATGAGAGAGGAAGCCGAGTATTGGAAAACATCTAAGAAAGACTGGAGATTCCTAAACTATCAATGCTTTGACTATTTATGGAAAAGAAAACTGCTAAAGATAAGCCCTGATAAAGCTGAGTACATAAAATCTAAAGTAAAAGCCTATCATTTGGCACAGGCTAAGAAACCAGAGGATATGATGGTAGATGAGGAAACTATGAGGCAACAATGCAAAAAATATTCCCTTAAACTTTATTACGACAACGAATTATGATAGAGAATTATATACCTATGGAGGATGTGCTTATCAGGATTAAGTACCATCCAGATATAAGCAAACAAGAAAAGGAACAATTTAAAGAATCTATTAAAGGAATCTATATGACCGAGAAAGGCAAAGTAAAAATGAATAAACCTAAAAAATACCAAAATGAAAGAGACACTAGGAATGATTAAATTCTTTTTTATCTCAGTTCCAGTATTCCTTTGTGTTTACTGCTCTGTAATGATTTACATAGAAATAAAAGAATACATCCAAAAATATGAGTAAGATAAGAGGACACGAGAACGCACAACCAATAAGATTAATATTTATAGATACAAAAGAGGAAATAGAATTTAAGTCAGTAGCCTACGCAAAAAGAGTAACTGGAGTTAATGAATACCAAATAAAGGAAAGCCTTAACCCAGTTAAGAAAAAAAGATTTGAGTACCAAAATAGACAAATAGCGTTCCGTATAAAAAAATAAAATGATAAGAGTAATAAACTTTAGTGGAGGAAAAACAAGTGCCTTAATGACAATTTTAAATTATCGTGAAGGAGACTTAGTAATATTTGCTGATACTAAAAGAGAGCATTCAAAAACATATAAGTTTATTAATGACTTTGAGGCACACGAGAATATTCCAATTATTAGAATTAGTTACGAAGGTGGTTTTAGAGGAATGTTAGAACATAAAAAATGGAAATTAATACCTAATAGAGTTAAAAGAGAATGCACTATTGAACTTAAGATTAAGACTGCTAAAAGATATCTTAGAGCAAACTATGGCAAACAAAACTATGAATGGCTAGTAGGGTTTAGGGCAGATGAGGAACGCAGAGTAAAAGGATATGAGAAACGACAAGCCTATATACACCCAAGATTCCCTTTATATGAAGCTGGAATAGATAAGGCACAAGTAAATGACTATTGGAGTAAAAAACCTTACACATTAGAAATACCAGCAATTCTTGGTAATTGTACTTTATGCTTTCTTAAAGGTAAAAATGCAATAATTAATATTTTAAGGTCATACCCAGAACTAGCAAACGAATGGATAGAAGATGAAGAATTAAGCAAATTAAAAGGTAATGGGCATACATATTTCCAAGATACAACCTACAAACAAATGCTAAATTATGCTCAAAACGATTTATTCAAAGGACAAGACCTTTCGGATTTAAACCCAGCTTTTAATTGTTCGTGTACAAGTTAATCCCTAATTTTGTGGTATGGCATTACAAACCATTCCAAAACTTACAGGCAAAACACAAACAATTTTTAATCGTTATATACGACAAAGAGATAGTCAAAATGGTTACTTTACTTGCATATCGTGTGGCTCTACTAAAGATACCTCCCAAATGGATGCAGGTCATTATGTGCCTGTCAAGAATAGTTCAGCTTTAAGATTTGATGAGTATAATGTAAACGGAGAGTGCAAGGCTTGTAATGGGTTTGACCAATTCCACCTAATAGGTTACCGAAAAAACCTAATAGATAAGATTGGCGAAAGAATGGTTTTACACTTAGAAAGTCAGTCAAGACTTATAAAGAAATGGACTAGAACCGAATTAAACGAAATAAACGAAAAGTATGGCGAAATTAAATCCTAATGGCAAGGTCTCCTTTGGGTCAAGAAAAAAAGGAAAGGCTAAAAAGACATCTGGTCCTAAAGACAAACCTACTAAACCTTATAACCGACAAGGCAGATGCTAATTCAAGAAATCAAATCTAATCCTAATAATCCTAGATTAATTAAGGACCATAAGTTTAAACAACTTGTAAAGTCTATTCAAGACTTTCCACAAATGCTAGAACTTAGACCTATTGTAATAGATGAGAACAATATGGTTTTAGGTGGCAATATGAGACTAAAGGCTTGTCTTGAAGCTGGGCTAACCGATGTGCCTGTAATACACGCTAACAATCTAAGCGAGGATAAAAAGAAAGAGTTTATTGTTAAGGATAATGTAGGCTATGGCGAATGGGACTGGGATGACCTAGCAAATAACTGGGATGCCTTAGAACTAACTGAATGGGGTTTAGATATACCAAACTTTGATGCAGAAGTTTTAGAGGCTAAAGATGATGAATTTAAAATACCTAATGAAATAGATACTGAATTTATTTATGGGGATATTATTGAAATAGGCGAACATAGATTGCTTTGTGGGGATAGTACTAATCCAGAGCATATTGATAAATTAATGAATGGCAGAAAAGCTGATTTAGTTTTAACTGACCCTCCTTATGGAATAGGATATGAATATGATAAACACAAGGATAATGATAGTGATGTTAATGCTCAATTAGTTTCCGATGTATTTGCTTTACATCAATGTGGAAAGGTTTGGACACCTGGTCTAATGAATTTAGCTAGAGATATATCAAGATTTGGAAACACTAAAGTAGCAGTTTGGTTTAAGAAATTTGCTCAAGCCGGTAATGGAGTCGGAGGAGCATCAACTTGGGAACCAATATTAATACTTGACCCTCCAAAGAAAAAATTAGATAATGATGTAATTGAATTAATGGTAGAAAAGGAGGAATTACACGGAAAATCACTTAGAGAATTTCATTCTTGTCCTAAGCCTGTCAAATTATATGGGCAATTAGTTGAGGCATTTACAGAACTAAATCATTTAGTATTTGAGCCTTTTTGTGGCTCTGGAACTACAATGATAGCATCACATCAAATGAAAAGAACTTGCTATGCTATGGAAATGAGTGAAAAATATTGCCAAGTTATTGTGGACCGAATGAAGAAATTAGATGATAGCTTAATAATCAAAAAGAACGGAGTACCTTTGTAATTCAATGAAATTTCAGTGAGAATATGGCAAACGAGCAAAATTTAACCCCATTCCCTAAAGGAGTATCTGGCAATCCAGCAGGAAAACCTAAAGGAATACCTAATAGCAAGACTAGACTTTTGCGTTTGTTAGAATTGGTCCAAGTAAAGACCAACCCAATTACAGGAGAGAAAGAGGAGTTTACTGTGGCAGAGCAATTAGATATGATGGTACTACAAAAAGCATTTAAAGGGGATTTAAAGGCTTATCAAGAGATACTTGATAGACTAGAAGGCAGAGCAAAACAAACAAACGAAATAGAACTATCAGGAGGACTGCAAATAAATTGGGAGGAGAAAAAAACTTACGTTGAAAAAACAGGAAGCCTATAATGGAATTATCCATAAAACAAACAACTGCTTTAGACCTATTAGAAGATAAAACAACAAATGAGATTCTATTTGGAGGAGGAGCAGGAGGTGGTAAGACTGCGTTAGGTTGCTACTGGCAGCTTAAACAAAGATTAAAATATCCCAATACAAGAGGATTAATTGGTAGAGCCGTATTAAAAACCCTAAAAGAAACTACCTTAGTCTCCTTCTTTCAGATAGCCAAAATGCAAGGACTAGAAGCCAATAAGCATTATAAGTTTAACGGACAAACAAGCCAAATAGAATTTCCTAATGGTTCTACTATACTACTAAAAGACCTTTACTCTTACCCTTCCGACCCTAACTTTGATGAATTAGGTTCACTAGAAATTACTGATGCTTTTATTGATGAGGCAAACCAAGTAGATGATAAGGCTAGAAATATTATCAAATCAAGGATAAGATTCCAATTAGACCAAAACGATTTAGTGCCTAAGATTCTTTACACTTGTAACCCAGCAAAGAATTGGACTTATTCGGAGTTCTACAAACCAGAACAAGAAGGAACGATATCTAAGAATAAAAGATTTATTACTTCCCTGATAGATGATAACCCATATATATCTAAGCACTACAAAGAGAACTTATTAACTTTGGATAGTGTATCAAAGGAGAGGCTTTTATTTGGTAACTGGGAGTACTTAGATGACCCTGCACAACTTATAGACTATGATAAAATACTTGATTCTTTTACCAATACTTTTGTTTCTATTGGCGATTCTTATATTACTTGTGATGTGGCACGCTTTGGTAATGACAGTACTGTTATTGGTATATGGAGTGGCTTTCGTGTTAGGTTTTATCAATTCAATGGTAAATCAGTTGTTGAGGTCGCTGAACTTATAAAGAACTTTGCAACCGAACACAAAGTACCTACATCTAACATAGTTTGCGATGAGGATGGAGTAGGAGGTGGAGTTGTAGATATTCTTAGGTGTAAAGGATTTGTCAATAATAGTTCTCCATTAGTAAACCCTGTAACAAGAGAAAAGGAAAACTTTGATAACTTAAAGTCTCAATGCTATTTTAAATTAGCAGATATGGTTAACAAAGCAGAACTTTACATTCAGGCAGATGGGAAACAAAAACAAACTATCATTCAGGAACTAGAACAAGTCAAACAAAAGTCAGTAGATAACGATATGAAAAAAGGAGTAATTCCTAAAGATAAAGTTAAAGCAGCAATAGGTCGTTCTCCTGATTTTAGTGATTGTTTAGCTATGAGAATGTTCTTTGAATATACACCAAGATTTCAAGTAAGTGTATTTTGATGTAAAAATCATAACTTTGTTTAAATTCTAATAATATGGCATTTTTTGACTTCTTAACTAAAAAGAAGATAAACACTCTATTACCTAATATTCCTTTTGATACAAGTGTCGCTATTCAACGAGGTATCGTTACTTGGCAAGGTGGTGATTCAAGAGCATTCGTAAGAGATGGATATATAGCTAACGATATTGTTTACTCAATTGTAAAACTAATTACTGATAAAGCTAAACTTGCTCCATTTCATGTATATAAAGTTAAAGATGAAGTATCTGCAAAAAGATACAAATCATTAATGAAACAACCAGATAAGATTACTAACTGGCAAGAGGTAAATGATTTACATAAGAAAGCATTTGAGATATATACAGGAGACCAAAGATTAAACGACCTTTTAAAATATCCTAACGGAGAAGATACTTGGTCAGATTTAATTGAGCAATGGTGTGGATTTAAGTTAATAACAGGAAATTCATTTATATATGGAAAACTTATTGAAACAGGAAACAATCAAGGTAAGCCGTTTGAACTATTTGCCTTACCTGCTCAGTATATGGCTATTATCGCAAACATTGAAATGTTCCCACCAACCAGAGTTGGCTACCAACTATACTACGGAGCAATGTGGTCCTTTGACACTAAAGAAATCTTACACGATAAAATGTTCAATCCTGAGTGGACAGTTACGGGGGGACAGCTCTATGGGCAAAGTCCATTATTAGCAGCAGCAAGAACTTTAACTAGAAGTAACGAAGCCAAGACTGCTGCCGTTGCATCATTCCAAAATGGTGGACCAGCAGGAGTTTTATTCATGAACGATGAAAGATTTGACCCTACAAGTGGTCAAGCACAAGCACAAGCACTAAAGAGAGCAGTTAGCGAGAAAGGTGGTGCAGCTAATTTTAACTCTATTGCAGTATCAGGTTATAAGGTTGACTGGAAACAAATAGGACTTAGCCCTGTTGAACTTAATATCATTGAATCAGAAAAATGGGATATGAAAGCACTTTGTAATATTTACGGAGTACCATCTCAACTATTAAACGATGCTGATAATAAGACTTACAACAATCAATTAGAGGGAGAGAAGGCATTAACTTTAAGATGTGCTATTCCTTTATTAGATGCTTTGACTGAGAACTTAAATAGAAAATTGCATACTGACTGGGGATATAGAAATAGTGGATTGTATGTAGGATATGATATTCAAGTTTACCAAGAATTAGAAGCTAATAAATCAGAGCAAGTTGCTTGGTTAAATACGGCTTGGTGGATTCCACCTTCTCAAAAGAATGAGATTATGGGTATTAAAACTCCAGAGTATATTCCACAAGAGGAAATGGAGAAACTTTATATCCCTTCATCTTTGCAACCTACTGACCAATTCCAACCTTTACAAATCAATGAATAATGCAAGAATATTACAATATTTTAGACCTTTTATTTGATGTTAAAGTAGAACTAAAGAAAGATATAGAAGAAATTGTAGATGAGGTTTATGGTAAGTATCAAGATACAGTTAATATGTCTTATAGTGAATTAAAGGCTTGGTCATTAACTGAATGTAGTAAAAAGGCATCATTAGATAGAAACCCAATAGAAAGAAATTTAAATCTCTTATCTAAGAACAAATCGGAGTGGGGTGCAACGGAAGTAAAGTCAGCTAATAGAACTATAAGTTTTGTTAGTAGAATGAAAAATATGCCTAATGGAGAACCAGCATCAAAAAATTGTCCTTCTAAAAGAGATATATCATTAAAAAATTGGGCATATAATCCTAGCAAATGATTTGGCAAGATTACAAAAAACTTTATGCTAACGCACTAAAACAATATTCTCCTAAGTTCAAGAAAGAACTGCAAAATCAGGTGAATACCTATTGCCGTACCCTAGACTACAACAAAATTAGCGACAAAGCCCTTAAAAAGACCATTTACAAGCTCCATTTGGCTATGGGTACTAAAATGGCTGTAATAAGCGAAAGTGCCGTTAAAAAGTCTGTAAAGGGGGTTTATGTGCCTATGGAGTTTAAATCTGCTAAGACCGATGCCTTTCAGTATGCTATTATCCAAGTCCTTCAGAATGATGGCTTAGATAAATTGGCAGCAGATATTACCGAAACAACCAAAGAACAAATAAGAAGATACCTAATTGAGTCAGCAGAGAAAAATCTTACATTGCCACAAACAATTGCCTTGCTTAGAACTTCAGGCATTACCGATTATAGAGCCGAACTTATTGCTAGAACGGAAACAGGCAGAGCAGCCAACATAGGTTCACAAGTAGGAGCAACTGCAACTGGATTAGTTACATTAAAAGAATGGATTGCATCAAGAGATGCTAGAACAAGAAGGCAAC